GAGGTTGGATGCGGGAATGGTAGGGTGGCCACATGCTTTGAATCTGATGCGTATGTGGGGCTTGATATTAATCCGGCAGCGTTGGTCCTGGCACAAAAGAGACTTCCTGAACACAAGTTTTTGCGGGTGGAATATGAAGACCCTTACCCAAAGGCCGATACATACTTGTTTTACACTTGCCTGCTTCATGTACCTGATGAAGAACTGCCCAATGTGTTGACTAGGCTCAGCGGCCGGGTAGTGGTTTGCGAATCTATGGCTAGGTCTTTTCGCAAGACCGGTAAAGAATTTCAAAGGGATGCCGAGGAGTATATCGAATGGTTCAGCAGGTCCGGTTTTGAGCAGGTTAGCTGTGACAAACTTGACATTCCTAAGTTCCCATTCTTCGATAACATTTTGGTGATGGAGAAAAGGTAATGGCAGTACACAGTCCAGATTTTTATTACATTGATCCGTCAAAGACGGCTTCCCAGACCATCCAAGTGGTTTTGCGGGAATACTATTCTGCTGAGCCAGTTAAGCCCCCCATCATGGGTTGGGTGCCTAACAAAGAACAAGCTATCATCGTATCTGTTCGCAACCCGTACAGTAGAGTGGTCAGTTTGTGGTGGGCTACCTGTTGCCGTGGCGGGACATTTTATCGGTGGGAAAAATATTGTGATGGCATCTTATCTATGATCACTTGGCTGCGAGATAGGAAGTGGTTGCTGATGGCAGATGCCGCTGTGTTATCCTGTAGCCCTTGGAATTCAAACCTATGTTATACCATGACAGAATGGTGTTGTGGGTTGAAGCCCGATTACCTTATCCACCAAGAGACCATTGATGAGGATTTCCACAAACTTCCCTTTTCCTGTGGGTGGCCTGCAACCCTGCCAAAGATCAATGTCAAATTAGATACAGAAGAACGTAAACCAATTGAGGAGTATCTTACTCCCGATGTGATACAAGCAATCAATGAATGGTGCCACGATGATTTCGAACAGTTCGGTTATACAATGAGGAGGTCATAATGAAGGTTGGTTTTGTAGGGCTGGGCAAACTCGGGTTGCCATGCGCGACGTGTATTAGCATGAAGGGACATGATGTAATGGGTCACGATTTAGATCCAACAAGGATGAGCATCTTGCCCCAACCATATCAGGAAGCGGGCCCGGACGGTACTGGCAATTTCAATGATTGGCTTGGGCGTAGCGACATTCACTTTGGCACCTTGCAAGAGGTAGCCGATCATGCTGAGATTATTTTCGTAGCCGTACAAACACCACACAACCCAAAGTATGAGGGTGTGACCCCGTTGCCCGATGCCCGTGTTGATTTTGATTATGGTTGGCTGTGTGCCTGCATCAAAGAGTTGGCTGGCGTTGTTAGACGGTCCACCCCCATTGTTGTGATAAGTACATGCTTACCGGGTACCATGGCCAAGTATGTGAAACCCTTGCTCAATGCTCACATGCATTTGGTATACAATCCATTTTTCATTGCTATGGGTTCAACCATGCGGGACTTCCTCCACCCTGAGTTTATTTTGATGGGCACGGACAAGAATTTAGCGGTATTGGTCCCCATTGAAAAGTTTTATGGCACCATTACGGATGCCCATGTGCAGCGCATGAGCATTGAATCTGCTGAGCTTACCAAGGTGGCATACAACACCTTCATTTCCCTTAAGATAGCCTTTGCCAATACCTTGATGGAAATATGTAATCAAATACCGAATGCCGATGTGGATGAAGTAACCAATGCACTCAAACAAGCCACTACCCGGCTTATCAGTGGTGCCTACCTTAGTGGTGGCATGGGTGATGGTGGTGGTTGTCACCCACGGGACAACATAGCCATGTCTTGGTTGGCACAAACACGGGACTTGTCCTTTGATATCTTTGAAGCAGCCATGGCGTGCCGCCAAGAACAAGCACAGTACCTAGCCAACTTGATGATGGGCTCCCTTGTGCCACCCAACAAAATGCCCCTGGTGATTCTTGGATATGCTTTCAAGCCTGAGTCGAATTTGACGGTAGGCAGCCCGGCTTTGCTTGTGGCTAATTTGTTGGAGGGTATGGGAAAACAGTGTACTTGCATCGATCATCATGTGGTGCCGTTGGATGTATATAAGGATTTGCATGAAAGCGATGCTCCTTGTGTGATACTGATTGGCTGTAAGCACCCGGAGTATGCCACGTGGAAATTCCCAAAGGGCAGCATCGTGATAGATCCACATCGTTACATCCCCGACCAAGAGGGTGTGCTTGTGGATAGGTTGGGAGAGGGTAAATGAAACAGCCAATCCTCATAACAGGTTGCGCCCGCAGTGGCACGAGTATGGTAGCGGGCATCATGCACAAGTGCGGCGCCTTTGGTGGACGTACTACGGGGCCCACACATTGGAACAAACGTGGGCAGTATGAAAATGATGAGATTCGTGAGAATGTCATCAAGCCATATCTTGTATTGCATGGAGCCGATCCAAAAGGGCAGTACCCGTTGCCGGACCCCACAGCTTTGATGCCTGTGGGGAACCTGGCTGACAAAATTCACAGCATAATGAAGTGGCATGGGTACAAGGGCAACCGACCATGGTATTATAAAGGTGCCAAGCTCACCCTCATATGGTCCTTATGGCATGCCGCCTTTCCAAAAGCTAAGTGGCTAATAGTACGCCGCCCGGATGCGGATATTGTGAGTAGTTGTATGCATACAGCTTATATGAACAACAGGGACACGGAAGAAAGCTGGCAAGAGTGGGTTGAGCACCACAAGACACAATTTGCAGCAATGTCCGCGGCCGGATTGGATATGGTAGAAGTGTGGCCGGATAAATTCATGGAAGGCAACTTTCAAACCTTGGCCGAGTTTGTGCGTGGTGTGGGATTGTATTGGAATGACAAAACAGTACGAGCCTTTGTGAGCAAGGACTTGTGGGGGAAACATCATGGCTAATCGGGTAACAGTTGCGGATGTGAAATTGATCAAGGACATTGCTACTACGGTATTGGACCTTCAGGTTGAAGTGTTCATCACAAGTGCCAACATCTTAACCAACAACGTCAACACTGTGGGGGGTTTGACAGATGCTGACCTTCTGAAAGAAATCGAGCGGTGGTTAGCAGCACACTTTGTGAGCATATTAGACCCCCAGGCCAAAACAGAGAAGGCCGAAGAGGTAAGTGAGACAATCCAAGAAAAAGTGGACTTGCATTTCAACCAAACACGTTGGGGCCAGCAAGCCTTGGTATTGGATACCACAGGGTACCTTGATGGGTTGCAAGCCAAGGCGCTTAACGGTGGCGGTACTGTGGCTACGGTAGCCGTGTTGGGGTCTATCTAATGGCTATGCGGATACTCACAACGATGTTGACAAGTGATGGTACGTATTGGCCATCACCAAAGCCGGATGGTTTCGGTGGCATTACAACAAGCGTGCCGGTAGCCGTCAAAACGCGGTGGACAGAAAAGCAGGAGTTGGTGAAGTTGGCTGACGGCCGCGATCTTATATCTATCGCCAAGGTGAACGTAGATTTGGATTTGCAATTGACAAAGACGGGGGAAGGTTGGGGATGGTTGGCTAACACGGCTTTGACAGAGATACCCGCGGCCATACTTACCAACCCTCTGGCCAATGGTGCTTTTGAAATTAAGGCATATCGCAACTTGCCGACATTGCGTGGCACACAGTTTTTGAGGACAGCATGGCTGTAGTAGTACAAGGCAAATATAGTTTCGAGGTGTTTGGCCTGCAAAATGCCAATCGGGCACTTATGAAGAAGCTTGCCAAGGTTGGCGTGTTGACAAAGAAGGCTGTCATAGAAGGGGCCTTGATCATACAACGGCAAAGCCAAAAGAATACGCCGGTGGATACGGGTAACTTGAAAGCGGGACACTTTACTGTGTGGGATGGTGGTGGGATATCACAAGCGAGCTTTACGGGTAAGGATGCCAGCAAGCGTGTCAATGACCATTCAGTTGCAGTGCCCCATGTGCAAGCCATGGTTTCAAAGAGTAAGGTCCTACATGAGGCCATTGTAGGCGTGTCAGCCGAGTATGGCATCTTTGTGCATGAGGATACTGAGCAAAGCGATGGCGTCAAGTTTTTGGAGCGGGCGGTACAAACCAGCATACCCGCCGTTGTGGCCGTGGCGGTACGTGAGGAGAAGAAATTGTGAGTGTTGACCTAATAGTAAATCCGGTGACATTAGATATACGGGATGTGCTTGTTGGTGCCAATGAAGGCGAATGGGCGGGCACAGGCATCAACAAGTGGGCCATCAACATAGGTACGGAACCGGCTGATCCAATTTTATCAATCACCCTGTATGATTTTGATGCGTTACCGGCCAAGAGCATGAGTACTGATACGATTTTTGAAAAGGCACCGTTCCAAGTGCGCACGCGGCATGCGGATTACAATGCGGCATACCAAAAACTGATGTTGATTAAGCGTGTGCTCCTCAAGAAAACATATTGGGCTGTGGGTGGTGCCGCGTACAAACGCATCACGAAAGGGATTGGGCCATTTTACATGAAGCAAGATGAGCAAAGGCGCCACCGATGGGTGCAAACATTTGTAGCTCATAGGGAGTATAGTGAAGGCACAGATTAAACAACGAGGGGGCCTACATGGTACCGGGGCGGCCCGATACCGGTGTACAGGGGGCAAAATGCCGTCTCGGTATGGTTCTCAAGCAAATCAAGGGGGTATGTAATGCCACACGATGTAACAAAGACAGTACAGGCCAAACAAGCCATCTGGGAACATGCGGTTGCCTGTGGCTGGAGCATAGGTGCATACAATGCCCTCTACACAACCAAGGGCCCACGGGATACACGTGTGCGTCTCAATTTCAGGGACAAAGATGTACTTAAGTTTGAGCACAGCAGAGCACTTAACGATGAAGAATTAAAAGTGACACCGCACAAGGCTACCATATGGGAAGTTTTGGAAGTGGCACCATACAGTAAAGTGGAGCTTGTTACCGGTGGTATCAGCTTCCCAAAACCAAAGAGTAAAACCGTGCCCGCTAAAAAGGCGAGCCGGAGAAAAAAGAAGGAAGAGGGGTAAGCTATGTTTATCGGTACAGGCACCAGCATAACTTTCGACTCAGGGTTCCTTGGTGAGCTTCTGTCGATCTCACCACCGAATGCAAGTCGGGAAGCAATTGATGTATCACACATGGGTACATCGTTGAACCGTGCTAAACTCCCAAGCAAACTGACCAACTGGAATCAGTTGTCCGGTACAATGGGATATGACCCAAGTGAAGCACCGCCTATGACAAGCGATGCGGAAGCTATTGTCATCACGTTTGCGAACAGTGCCGCAACGACATGGTCATTCAGTGGCTTCATGACAGGGTTCGACCCTACCGTAGAACTGGAAGATAGGGCTGAGGCCGATTTCACTATTGAGGTGACCGGCGGCATTACTATCGCATAACAACGAAACCAACACAATGCACAAACCGAGGAGGGTCTAACCATGACCAATACAAAAGAAGATATGGGTAAAGTAGAAGTGGCGGACACGGATATGGGTAAGGTAGAAGTGGCAGAAAAGGCAGCAGCAGAAAAGGCAGCAAACTTGGTGGACATGAAAGTACTCACATACAGTGACATCATTGCAGTTGAAGACATAGGTGCCCCGGTAAAAGAAGAGGTACCGGAGTGGGGTGGTGCCGTACTGATTAGAAAGATGTCGGGGCGTGAGCGTGACAAGTTTGAGGAACAGTGCGTGCGGCAAACGCGGTCGAAGGCCTCAAACTTTACCGGGCTCAAGTGTTGGTTGCTTTCTAAGTGCCTGGTGGATGTGGAAGGTAAGAAGCTGTTCACCAAGCCGGTGGACATTGACCAGTTGAACAAAAAGAATGGGGAAGTAGTTGATCGTCTGTACATGCGAGCACAGGAGATCAATGGCATAGGCAAAAAGGGCGAGGACGCGGCTGAAAAAAACTTGCCGAGCGACCCGAGCGACAGTACTGGCTCGGACTCGCTAGACAGCTAGGCTACCCCGTATCAGTATTACAAGGATTGATGAGTAGTTATGAATTTACGGAATGGCATGTGTACGAGACCAAGTTTAGCCCAGGGGAACCCCTACGTGGGGATCTCCAGGCTGCACTTGTTGCACATACTGTTACCGATGCGCATCGGACAAAGGGCACTCGTTCAAAGATTAAGGATTATTTGCTCAGGTTCAAGCGTAGGACAGCGGCACAGGACCAAGGGGCTTTGCACGGTGCTTTGAATATTTGGAAAGCGGTCATAGACAAACAGTTCGGGGGTAAGGACAATGGCGATTGAAATAGCCACACTGGTTGTAAAGGTACGGGGGGACACAACAGAACTCCTCGCTGGTTTTGCGGGCGCCCGAAAGAGTATCAATACTTTTGCGGCAAGCGTCCGCGCAACAAGTGCTGCATGGACTTCGGCCGGGGCGGCTATGTCCCGCAGCATTACAGCACCCCTTGCAATCCTTGGTGGCTTTGGCGTCACACAGTTTGCCAAGTTCGATAATGCCATGACACAATCCCTGGCCATTATGACCGGGGTGAATGAAGAGATGCGTGAGGAAATGCGGCAAACCGCACGCACCCTTGCGGAAGAGACAACCTTCTCCGCGGGCAAACTAGCCAAGTCGTACTTCTTCCTTGCAAGTGCTGGTTTGAATGCACAGCAATCAGTCAAGGCTATCGGCACGGTCGCACGGTTTGCACAGGCAGGTATGTTTGATATGTCCCGTGCTACATCCCTCCTTGCCGGTTCACAAGCGGCCCTCAGCCTCAAGGTGGCGGACGCCGCACAAAACATGCGCAACATGGGCCGCATATCTGATGTGCTGGTAAAGGCCAACAGGTTAGCCGATGCAACTACCGAACAATTTGGTGAGGCACTTACACGGGCCGGTGGTACTATGAAAGCCTTTGGGATAGGTTTGGAAGAGGGTGTTGCTGTATTGGCCGTGTTGGCGGAACGGCAGCGCAAGGCTGAGGTTGGTGGCGAAGCATTGGCCCGTGTGTTGCGACTCATGATCCCGGCAGCCAATAAGAATGCTGAGGCATATGCGCGGTATGGTGTGGCCGTGTTTGATACCGTAGGCAACATTCGCAACATGGCGGACATCTTGGAAGACTTAGAGAATGCCTTTGCCAACTTATCACCAAGGCAAAAATCCGCTGCCTTGGAGGCCTTGGGTTTCCAACGTCGTATGCAGGGTGCCATCCTACCAATTATAGGCACCTCGGCCGCTATACGCAAGTTTGAGGCGGAGTTGCGCAATGCAGGTGGCACCACAAAGGATGTGGCGGATAACCAATTGAAAAGTTTCATTTCACAATTGATCATTGCATATAATAAAATAAAGAATGCGGCGGCGGCATTGGGGGAAGAGTTGGCCCCTGTGGTACGTGATTTTGCAAAGGACGTTGCTAATTTAGTAAAGGGCTTCCGTGGTTTGTCAGCAAATACGAAAGCAACTGTTGTGCGTTGGGGGTTGTGGTTGGCCATCATGCCCCTTATTGTGTTGGGCATTGGGAAAATCATAGGTGCGGTGGCCATACTTGTCAAAGGTGTTGTGGCGTTATCCATAGCTGTGAACTTCTTAATTGGCAATCCCATGACATTGTTGATTGCAGGTGCGGTCGCGGGTGCTGTAGCCATAGCGTCATTGGGCGTTCAAGTCGTGGGTCTATACAAAGATACGAACACACTTGCATCCAGTATGTCTGCTTTGGATGAGCAAATGCAAAATGCTTTTGAAGAACATGGTACCCGAAGCATAGAAGGCTTGCGCCGCTTGCGCGAAGAGATGGGCAAGCAGATAGCTGCACAGAAAGAATTGGAAGCGGTTGCCGCGGCAGGGATGGCCCCTATAGCCGAACAGTTTGTGCAGGACAAGGCTGATATAGATGCACAGATAACCTTCCAAAACAAACAGGAGGACTTCCTGTTGCGCCGCATGGCTTTGGAGAAACAGATCAACACGCTCTTGCAAAAACGCTCCGGGTTGGAAAAGGCCGTGGCAAATGCACAGGAGGGCAGCAAGGAATTCTTTGAATTGCGCTCAGCCTTGTTAGATGTGGAAGACCGTTTGTCCACCACAGCACAAAGTCGAATAGATGAGTTGCTACAGCGCCAAGGTGCCAACGAGGCCCCCAAGGGTGTGGGTGCCGTGGATGCCGGTTCCCTAGAGGCTTACCAATTGCGCGTGGGCCGGGAAAGACGGAAAGACGACAAGGTAGAGAAAAACACATATGAAACTGTGGTAGAATTGAACAAGTTGGTTGGCTTGACTGAGGATGTAAATGATGCTGTACGGGATACAGCCAATGGCATAACAGTGGTGACTTTATGAGTATTACAACATTTGTTGAAAACTTTTTGAACCGTGGTGGTAATGAGGATGAATCAAGTCGCACCGTGCAACGCAATTGGCGGGCAATTACTAACAACATAAATGATGATGCTACTACCATCCTCAACCATGGTGCTTTGCCTACGATACACACGCTGCACCCAAATGATGATACTTTGTGGGTGACACGCCGTGTGCCCAAGCCTGTTGAGGATGGGTATCATTGGTTGGTGGCTGTGGAGTATAGCCGGGTACCAGGTGGCGTGGTTGGGGCTCCCACGGGTCACCCATGGGATGAGAAGCCCGGTATTAGTTTCTTCTTTGTGCCGCGTGAGAAGGTATTTGAAAAGGCATACCAAGTAGACACTGTGGGCGGCCCGAATGTGCCTATAGGGGCCACCACACCGGCCGGGACGGTCATAGCACGGGCCACCCCTGTTATTCCTGTTGTCAATAGTGTCAAGAATGATTTTGACCCACCGACTATGATTACAGACTACTTGTTTGGTATCAAAATAAGTCGCAATGAAAAACAAAGTGAAGTGAAGCCTGAAACATTCAAGGAATATGCAAATAGCATCAATAAGGATATTCTCGATGTGGCCAGTGTACAGATAGCCCCGTTCGAAGGTTTGATGCGTAACATACGGGCAACCAAACAATTCACGGAAGCCAATGAAGCATATTGGTCTGTTGAATATGAAATTGTTCTTGACTTGGGGACGTGGTTGCGCCGGTTGGTTGACCGGGGCTATTACACGGGTGCTGTGGTGGGTGTGGATGTGGAGTATACGCAAATACAAGACAGTGATGGTTCTCGTGTAGACGACCCTGTATTATTGGATGGGGCTATGGGGCGCCTGGCCGCGGCTGCTGATTTGGTAACTTTGGATTATCACGGGTTGTGGGAAACACCTTGGTCCCTGCTCAAATTACCAACGACACATTAGGAAGTATCATGCCAATAGAACCAGTTAGTTTTGAAATCAATGGTGCTAAGCGTATAGCGGATGTCACGCATTTCATTGAAGGAAATTCTCTACGGCCCCCATACAGGCGCAGGCGTGGCCATGGTGGTAGTGGTAGTGGCAAGCTTGTAATAGACACTGACGGTGTGGGCTTGGGTGATCAAGAAATCAGCACTTTGATTAGACGTGTTGGCACAGGGCATGTTGGCGAGATTTCCCTTGCCGGTGTAGAGGGTATGGACAGTGATGATAACAATGAGAGTGTCCGAATTCAAATCGCTGGTGTAGATAATGATGGTTCTTTACTTTGGGGCTATCAGCATCTATGGAACAGCACACGTACCACCCATGCAAATCAAACGCTGAGTACAATTGTGGGGGTAGAAGATGAAAACAAGATGTCAGTTGCAGCATACGATTTGACTATGGAAGATAACACCACAGACATGGGGCTTATAAGTGCGGCATCTGAAATACAGTATTGGTTGGATATGGATGATGCTTCTCACATTTCTGGCAATCTTGGAACAGGCAATTTGGACATGACAGAGTTGATGGATTTTTTCAAAGATCCGGTGACCGGATTGTATCATGATATCTCGCCGGATGTTATTGATGGTAGTGCTAGGGGTCATGATGAAGTTTACTGGCGGGCATACAACACTTTTGCTGATAGCGTCTATGTGAGTGATCAAGATTATATTACTACCGGGACATGTGGGGCTAGTATCTTTCTTATCGAAAATGATGTAAATGATTGGTCCGCAAATGCCTTTTATGTGGACACTACATTGGCATCAGGACCAGTTTCTATAGAAGGCCACACCACCCTATTATCTGGCGTAGCAGATTTGGATGTTACATCAGGGGCAACGCTAGGGATTGCTTCTACAGGGGCTATGAAAATTGATTCAGCGGCAGCCCTGGAACTTGAGGCCGATGGGTTGATGACGGTAGATGCAAATGCCGCATTTGATATGGATGTTGTAGGGGCCATCAACATTGACGGGACTGCTACTATTGAGATCTTTGCTGGAACGAACGCTCAGTTTGGAGCACAAACGGGGAGCATGGTTGTTAGTGGGAAGACCACCAGCATCGACGGCACAGAGGGCGTTTCGATTGCGAGTGGCTCGGGGTATAATGTAACCATAGACCTGACGGATGCCACGGACAAGTTGATTGTCGCAACTGGCATTGTGGACATTTCTGCCGCTAATGGTGAGCTCAGGATCAACGGCACCAAGGTTGTTGATGCACAATTGGCCCATGTGGCTGATGCCGATGGCTCCCTTGCTAGTGTCACATCAGTTGCCAATACAATTTTATCCAGACTCGAAACTCACGGATTACTCGCAAGCTCATAACCAACAAGGAGAATGACAATGATACTATGTGATGAATGCAAAAAAGACGGCAAAGAAGTAGACGCACTCCCAGCATTGAGTCTCAGAGGACAAACACCTGAGATAGAACTCAAAGGCACAGGCAAAATTCAATTCACTATGCATTTGAATCTTGCTGCTAAAGGTAAGATTCATTTATGCAAAAAGCATTATACAGAAGTTCTCAAAAAGATGGACTTTGCGAAGATGTGTGTTGGTGCGGGTGAGGCAGGGCCAGAAGACAAATAACTAATCGAAGATAAAAGGAGCAGGCCATGGCTAGAAGAAGAATAGCAATGTTTTATGATGTGACGGACAGGGTGTTGCGGGATAGCACCGGCGCCGAACTAGCCATTGCCGCTATCCCTTACATCTACTATCGGGGACGGCCTATCATAAATCTGACTCTTGTTACAAACGCGGCCCTTGCGGCATACACCGGGCTTGCCTCGGACAATACATATGAAGGTGCTGTAGATAAGACATTCATAAGTGCAAGCCTCATGTGCAAGACATTGAATAGTGGCATCAACGTGGCAGGCGATTGGGGGGATGCAGGAACGGCGGACATAGCGGCCGGGGAGGTATCCATAAAGTTGAATGCGGATACTACCGGTTTCCAAACTAAGATAGGTACATTAGAAGAACTTGCGGGTACCCGATTCGAACTAAAGGTGAAGGCGAGTGACAACAGTATCGATGCCATATACCGAATGCAATTGCGGGCCCTGGGCATCATGAATGATAGTGGTGCTGTGCCAAGTGCCGTGTCAGATAATTGGGTGCCGTTTACGGATGCAGCAACAGGTAAGCAATGCGTTTGGCTTCTGAATGATGATGGTGAGGTATTGGAAACCATGTGCCCGATGGGTGTGGAAGGAGTAGAATAATGAAGAGGCTTTTGCTGTTTTTGATGTGTTGCATGTTAGTACCATACTTGGCTTGGGGGGCAAAGGTGTACGGGTATTCTGTATTTTATGGGGATATTTCTATAGGGTCATGGGATGCTGTAGAAGATATTATTGCTACAGTAACCAACAAAACAGATGGGGCCTATAGCAGTGGTGCCCGTGAGTTTCGGTATCGGGTAAATGGAACCAACCTACTAGGCCGACTACCGGCGTCAACCAATACAATCGTTACTTGGGTTGGCTCGGCTGGTTCAAACGCTGTGTACGTAACCTGGCCGCGTTATGATGGTATATCTAACATAATACTCGAGCGCAGTACCAACGCCGGGGTGGATTGGGTGTGGCAAGTGCTTGGCCCACGTGTAAAGGCCTATACAGATGATGGAAGTGATAGTTGGAGTACTAACAACTTCACCAATACTTTATCTACAATTCCTGATCCAAATGTACCATGGGTTACTAACCCAATTACATCAGCCCAAACAACCAGATGGGATAGTGCTTCTGTTGCCAGTATCTATGCAACGAATTGGATCAGCACCAACACCATTCAATCCAGCGCAACTAATTTGTCTTATACAGCTATGACGAACTTCCTTGATGTTGGCGGGTATCTAACAGCGGAGACTGATCCATTTTTTATTACTTGGGGTAGTACAAATATCTACATTCAAACTTCGACCAATTTGTCATATATTGCCATGACAAATCTTTTAGACACGGGTGGGTATCTGACATCAGAGACTGATCCAATACATACCAATTGGCTGACCACTAATACATACATTCAGGTATCCACAAATCTATCTTACGTAGCGATGACAAACTTGTTAGATACCGGTGGGTACTTAACCAATGAACCTG